ATAACCATTATCGTCTACAAACCATCTCCATTTATCAATATGTTCTCTAGTTAAATTATCTACAGTATTAATTCTAGGTACTGATATAACATCTACTATACCTTTATTAGCTTCAAGTATTTCATGTATGTTACTCATTAAGTCATCACTTAAATACTCATCTGCGTCTATAAAAAATATCCATTCTTTAGTACAGTCTAATTTAAGATTATTTTTAAATGAAGCAAAATTACTATTTAAAGCAAAACTAATTTGTTTTATAGTAGAAAAATTATTTACTACTTCCTTCACTTCAGGAGTAGCGGTTGTATCTAATTGTACTACTATTTCATCTCCTTTCTTAATATTTTTAGCTAGTTGTCTTAATAAACGTTCTAACTCAATATGCTCATTATGAGCGGTAATAGCAAAACTAATATTAGCCATAACTTAAATTTTAAATTAATCCAATATAGTGACAAGCCTCATCAAATGATTTCTTGTCAAATGTTTTTAATGTTTTAGGATCTGATTTATGAGTAGCGCCTTTAAATTTTTCTTTTTCTTCATCTGTTGTTTCTACAGCTTTAATACCTGCCCAACCCCAATTATCTTTATCAGTACCATTTACAAACACAGTACCTTTATCTTGAATATTGATAACTGTTGGATACCAAACTCGTTTTTGATCATCTACAAATCTAATATCCTTATATAGCTCAGGCATTACTTCTTCTGTCTCAGTAACTAACTGACTACCTTCAGTCATTAACTCGTTAGTTGTGAAACCACAACTTAAACAACTTAATATAGCTATACCTTGTTGTTTGTGTTCATAACAAGCGTCTGATCCGCAATATGAACATATTACTAATTTATCTTCCATATTAATATATTTTTTTGTTTTCATGTTCTGAATCAATATTATAGTGTAATCCTTCATTACCGTTTTGTCCTATAATATCCATTCGTTTAGCTAATTCTTCTTCTTCCCAACTAGCTATTTCATGTCCAACACAAGGTGAGACTTTATAATCATTTACTTTTTCTAAATTATTTTTTAATGCTTCCCATCCTGATGGAGTTAAATTATAATTATTAGATCCAGCTATAAAACCTTTTAACCATATAATAAACTCTTTACTAGTCATTAATCTATCTTTTTAAGTTTAGGTAAATTAAGTTTAGGCATTTCAGTTGTAGCACCTACCTTTTTTAATGTAGGTAATTTTAATTCTACTTGTTTAGGTATTTTATTTTCAAAAATACTATCTAATATCTCAGCCATTTTATCAAATGAATAATTTGTTTTAGCATAATGGGCTTGACGTTTAGCTTTTTCTAAATGCTTATCATAGTCATTATAAACTGATTTAAACGCATCAGCTACTTCTCCATCATTAGGAGTAAACCATTTTGAATCAGCTAATATCATATTTTTAGATTGAGCTGATTTATGAACTGGAGTTAAATTACCTCCAACTAAAGTATTATAATCTGGATGTAAGAAATCTAAATGTCCACTCCAGTTACTAGCTATAATAGGTTTTTTAGACAAACTAAATTCAAGTAATGGTCTACCAAATCCTTCACCTTTAGTTAATGAAACCATTGCTTTTACTTTACCATGGTTATATAAATCATTTATATCTTTATCTTCTAAATCACCATGTAGTAAATAAACATTTGGTAAATCACCTTTAACTGTTTGTTTAATAGCATCTATTTTCTTTAACACCTCATCTCTATCCATAATAGAATTAGTTACTTGAGATGTTTTTAAAATTAAAGCTGGTTTAATACCTTTTTTATTCTTAAATGTTTCTAAGAATGCTTTAATCATATAACTAATATTCTTTCTATCTTCACCTAAATCACCTTGTAACCAGTGACCAACAAATAGAAAACAAAAATCCTCATTAATATCATCTAATGATTCAACTAACTCACCTTCTAATAAATCATCAGGTACAAAATTGTATTTAGTTAAATCAACACCTTCAAATAATACTTCAACTGGTCTTTCTAACTTAATAATACCTTCAACAGTGTTAGTTTGTTTATTTCTTTTCTCAAAAGATGATTGTTGAAATACTTGTTTAGCGTGATTAGATGATACTAATGTTAAATTCATCCTATTAATACCTTCAATCCAACTTGGATCACAAACTGTAGTTTCAATACCCGCTGTTATACCAATATTAAATTTACCTACTGACTGAAATTCATTTGGTACTGTGATTTGAATCCAAACATCAGGTTGTCTTGGTAATTGAGGTTGGCGCCAAACTAAATCTAATAATTGTTTATCTTCAGCTTTATTAGGATCTAAAGCATTCCAAGCTGTACTACCCCAACGTTGTGATATAACTTTAATATCATATTTGTCATATTTCAAAAGTGCTTTAACTACATCTCTAGCTCTAGCACCATACCCTGACATTGTTTCAATAGGGCAACTTATAACTACTAATGGTTTCATAACTGTTAATAAACTAATTTGTGACGAATATGTTTTCTCTTAAGTGATTCTGTTTTAATTAACTCAAATTTATGTCTTGGTTTCCAGTTAGCCAAAACTTCATCAATATGCTTTATAACATTTTTACTCATATTTTCAGCTGACATCATAGATTCATCTGATGTAACCCACTCACGAGCTAACTTTCCTCTACGCTTACGCTCTTCATCTCCCATTTCATATATCTTCATAATAGCATCAGCAGCATCTCTAAAATCAGCTCTATCATCATAGATATAAGGTGTTGGGACTGAACCTTGAATACTTATGTTACTTGGAAATACTGGTATAGCCCATTCACCACATTGTTTATACTTACCAAAATGGTTAGAGCAAAAATCAACATCAAAATTAATCCACTTACCATTCTCATCTACAAAACGCATTTGATCTTGCATACCACCTGTAACATTTGCTATAATTGGTTTACCACACATCATAGCTTCAGTTAAACTTAATCCCCACCCTTCATTTGAACTTAATAATATAGCGACATCTGAGATGTTATACATTAAATTAAGATCTTGAGTTGGTATTCTTAAATCTGAGAAATATATTTGTGAGCATTGTTCTTCTGTAAATAACATATCACGTACAGCATATAAATCAGTTCCATGCTCATCTACTGGTTGCGTGTGTAATATTAAAGCACATTTATCTGCTTTGTCTTTAGGTAATTTATCTAAAAATAATTTAAACGCAGACATAGTATCAGGTACTTGTTTACGTCTAATATTTCTAGAATTAAACATCATAATAAAATCATATTGTTTATCCCCAAATAATTTTTTCTTAATACTATCTAATTTGTCTTTATCATCAACTGGGAAGAACATTTTTTCATTAATACCATGTGGTACATAACTTAATACTTTATCTTTAGCTTTATCACCTAATACTAATTTGTTTATATTAAATGTTTGTTTTGATATAGACATTAAACCATCACATGACTCATAATATGCTTCATTATACATTGGAGCTGGATAGTCATCCCAAATGTTAAGATAAACCATAGGTATTTTTCTTCTAATTTCATTTTCAATCTGAAATAACCAAATCCAATACCTAGGATCTGTAAATATCATTAACACATCAGGCTTTTCAAAGTCTAACATTTGTCTTACCATTTCTGGAGAACCATATCCACTTACTGGATATAAAATAATGTTAGCATCATCAATACCAGCATGTTTATTAGTGTCAGCATTTAAATCAAAACGCTTACCTTGATCTGGATGGTTAATAGCACCACCAATATTAGCCCAATTAAAATGATGAGCTGTGCCTAATACAATTTCTCTAGCCATTGTTGATATACCACTCGTCATACGAATGTCATCACATAGCAATAAGACTTTTTTTCTCTGCGCTTGCGGAATGTAACCTTCTTTCATAACGTTTTAAACTAAATTTTAAGATTGTTTGCTGCCTGTTAAATTTAAATTGGTATGATTATGAAGTTTTTTTCTATAATCATCTTCAGTTAAGTATAAATGAATACTTCTATCGACTAATTTTTGAAGTGAAAATTTTGTTCTAACACATAACACTTTAAATTCTTCAAATAATTCTTCATTAACCTTAACACTTGTTAATTTGTTGTCTCCCATATACTATATTTTATATATATAAATATATACGGAGATTATAAAGCGACATTTTTATCGCAAAGTTCTTTATTATTGTTGAATGGACAGTAAGTACAACTATCTTTACTTACTATTTTAGAATATACTTTATCTATAGTTTTACCTTCATTATCAAAACATTCAGTTAGAAACATATTAAATTTCTCAGCTGCTTGTTTACGTTTAATTTTACCACTAGCTGGTTTAAATTCTGTAATATAAGGAATAACAAATTCATCACTATCCCATATTTTTCTTTTTAATATAAAGAATTCAACTTCAATTTTATCAACATCAATATTATATTGTTTAGCAAAGTATTCTTTATATAACAATATTTGAGCTAATTTAATTTCATCTTTCTTAGCTTTATCATTCCATCCTGATCTAGATGTTTTAATATCATAGATATAAACTTTATCTAAATCCTTATCATATAATACAAAGTCAATATAACCTTTAAGGAATAAATTTTTAGTTAAACCAACCATTAAAGGCATTTCAATACCTAATAATACTACATTACGTGTGGTGAAAAATTGAGAACGATGTTTTTTAAACCACTCAAGTATATTAACACCATCATCATAAAACTCTCTCATTTCATCTGGGTTAGAGAAATGTTGTTTAGATGCTTCAAATTGTTCTTTATAAACAGCTCTAAAACGCTCATTAAACATCCCTATAATATCTTCTCTATCAGCAGCTGCTCCACTTTGCTCATACATTACTTTAAGATAATGTTGCATTGTCTCATGAATAGCAGTTCCAAATATAGTATGAATTGAAGCTGAATATGGTGCTAAGTTCTTAACATAATTAAGATACCATTGATGAGGGCATCTACGCCATATTGAATATTGAGAGTATGATACTGTTGATTGGTATCTATAATCAACTTCTTTAAGCTGATGAGTTTTTATTTTAAGTTCAATTTCTGTTAGTTTACTTTTTGCCATATATCTCTCTTATCTTGTTCCCCAGTTCCATGTTGTTAGGATATTGTTCAATTAATTTCTGTATATCAGGAATGATTGATTGTTCTTTCTTAATATATTGAGCCGCGTCTAATAGTTCTTCATATAAGTGATTCATATAATTGTCCTTATTATTTTCACCTAATGTTGTGTTATATTTTTTATAACCACGTTCAGCTCTAGCTTTTAAATCTTCAATTACTTGATTAGTGATGTTGTCTTTAGTATGTTGCATACGATTTTTAAATGTTAACATTTCTTGTTCGCGTTCCATTATCATCATGTATTCGCGATATGATTTTGAATCTGATATATAACCCATATAATAAATTTAAATGACTTAATTGGGACAGCCAAGTGATTTAATTATTAATTATTGTAACTAATTGTATTACTTGTTTTATCTATTTTTGAAACGTAGTCACGTTCAATCACATTAGCAAATTTATCAAATCGTGAGTCAGTGTATTTGTAGTTCTCATCTACTCTATTGTTCACACTTCGAATCATCTCATCTAATGTACGTTCAATTGAATCACAACGATGTTGAATTTCTAACCATACTTGTTCATTCTGTTTTTCTAATTGCTTGATTCGCTTTGATGATTTAATAGTATCAATCGCAAACCAAACAAGCATCCCAACCACTATAGCAGCTGAAACACCTAATGTAAATGTAATCATTTTTTATTTCTCCTTTTTTTATTTGTACTTGACTGTCCTAAGTTAAGTATTTTATTTAAATTCTCATCTGTTAAAACTGATGTACAGTCTTTAGCTTCTCTAATACTAATTTTATAGTAATCAGCTACTTTACTTAATATCTCATTGTCCCATTTATTTTTAGATTTAATATATCTAAAAAACGCTTTCTTTTTAGGTAACACATCACAATAGAAATTATAAACATGTCTACGAGAAGCATTAGGATAACGTTGGATCATATTAACTACTTCAATATAAGTAGAATCCATACTTACAAAACGATGAATCATATAGACATTAAATGCCTCTTTATCTTCGTCTGTAAAACTATCCCAAGGACGTTTACTAAATGTTATTTCTTCTAACCAATTAAATAGATTCAATGTCTTTATTTTTCAATGGTTCAGGTAAAAATTCTTGATTAACATGTCCGCATGATGCACAGCTAAATACTGGTAGTGGAATAAGAGCATCTTGTGTTGTGCCTGTTAAAAATTTAGATGCTTTTCTAAGCATTAATCCTTCTTGAAATACTACACCACCACATTTGTCACAAAATACCTCTTGTGTTTTGGTTAAGTCAATGTTTAATCTTGGTTGTTCTTGTTGCATATTATATGTTTAAAAGTTTAGCTATACATCCCATAAAACATATTTCTTTATCTGCTATGGTTGTATTATGAAATAAATATTCTTCTATAATTATAGTCGCCTCAGGAGACGAATAATGATCATGTAATGACTTATATAATCCTGTAAAATCATTTATATCGTTATCAGCTATAATTTGTCTAATAGTATTAAATGATGTTTTCTTTTTAGATTTAGCCTCACTGATTATTTGTTCTACATAATTACCATCAGTGATTTTTTTAACTGTTAATTTACCTCCAATAGATAAACCCTGAGTTAAACTTAACGCTCGTCTAATATCAGGATATGTTTTTTTAACTATTTCAACTACATCCTTAATATCATACTCTATTTGTTCTGTTTCAAGTACTTCCTTTAAACGCTTAGCAATTGTTTTAGGTTCAGGAGCATTTAATGCAAATGTATTTAATCTTGATTTAAGTGGATCAGTAATACGTTCTACAAAATTACAAGTAAATATAAACCTAGTAGTTAAACTAAATGACTCAATAACATTTCTAAGTGCTGCTTGAGCATTTATAGTTAAGAAATCAGCTTCATCTAATATAACAACTTTAAGTGGTTTAAATGTAGCACCTGAAGCAAATTGTTTTACTTTATCTCTAATTGTATCAATACCATTCTCATCAGAACAGTTTAAATAAATAAAGTCACAATTAATATTTTTCACTATTAATTTAGCAGCTGTTGTTTTACCTGTACCTGGAGGACCATAAAGTAATAAGTTAGGAAAATCATTTTTACTAATCCATTCTTCTAGACTAGATATAAAATCATCATTACCTAAATAACCTTCTAATGTGTCGGGTCTATATTTCTCAACCCACAATGTATGTTTACTCATATATAATCCATTATTAATTCTTCACCATAGCACATATACTGTAGTGTTTTAAATTTAGCTTCATCATCTAATGGTTTGGCTTCATTATAGTCACTACTCCATACTAACTGACCACCATACATTAAACCGCAAAAGTATTCTAATTGTGAGTTCATCACAATGAACCAATTACGTTTTGGTGCTTTTTTACCTGTCATAATTTATTTAATTAAACCAAGCATAATATAAAAATCTAAACCCAAAATATAAAACATAACCTAAAAAAGCTATGATAGCTAAGGATGTTATAAACTCCATCCAATTAAATTTTTTCATATATTAAATTTTATCTTGTTGTTCCAATAATAAGTTCTTTATCCTGGATCACCAAATATTCGCCTGTTGTATCTTGACAATCAATAAGATAATATCTACCACCAGCTGATTTCATAGCGCCATCAATATCAAGTTTTTTAACTTGAGTGTGTCCTACTATTTGAATCACTTGTTTACGTAATGTTTCTTTATTAGCAGCCATTAATGAATGAGGTCTAATCCAGATTGGAGATTGTTCTTCATTATCACCATACGGATCTAAGTAACTCATTTTCTTTATACTAACAGCCTCTCCAAAATTAAATGTTAATGGTTTATATTTAAACAACTCATTAATTTGTTCTACCATTGTCTCTACTTTCCATCCACCATTACCAAATACACTATCTAGAAATTTACTACTAACACCAGCATGTGAAAACAAATACTCATCAAATTGATAAGCCATTTGTAGATGTTCTCTATTAGCATCAATAGTAGGTTCAATTTGATGTTTAAATATACCTTGATAACCTGATGTACCTGTATTTCCTACTTCAGGAAAGTAATGAAAGTCATGATTACCAATTAACATAATAACTTCCTTACCACTTGATTTTTTATATTCAATAATGTCAAGAAAATTATTTAGTTGTTCTTCTCCTTTAATATCAAATGAATCAAAGTAATCACCAATGAAGACAATTCTGTCAGCATCTTGTTCTTGATTAACAATTAGTTTCCATAATGAACGTCCATGAACATCTCCGATTACAACTGTTTTCATTTTATTATAAATTATTGTTTAATAAATTTTTCTCTTTCTTTTTCTAATATTAGAGAAAATGGATCAAGTGTTTCTTCAAACACCTTAGAAAAGAAATCGTCCATATTATGATTTCTTCTATCAATTAATCCTCTAATGTAATCAATTTTTTTCTGATTACCTTCAACATTAGCGTTATGTTCATGAACACGAGCATACATTTTAGATATTGCTCTAATTTGATTATAATATGACTTAGCATTATCCATAAATGCTTTCATTTTCTCCCAATACTTAAATGTGGTTGATGATCTAATATCTAAAGCATATCTCATTCTATAACTTAAAGTAATACTTGGATGAATTAATTTAATTGGAAAGTCATCATAATAAATAACAATAGTATCTTTTGATCGAATCATCTCATCACTAAAAATATCCATTTTGAAATGTCTAGATCTAGCTAAATCATCATTTACTGTTTCTTCCCATGACTTTGCTAACTGCCACATATGAGCTTTAGGATCAAATTTACTTGTTAATGGAGTACCATTATTAAAATCATACCCTTCTTTAGTATTATATAGCTGAAAGAAATTTTTAATAGCATTATAATCTTCCTCAGTAAACGCATCTAATAGACCAAAGTCAAAATCACCTACTTTATCCATAGGTTCAAATCCTAATAATTTAAGAGATAGGCTACCTGTTAGACAAAATTTTTCATTCATAGCTAACATTGGAAGAATATATTTTTCAAATATATCTTTATTATCACCTAATGGATCTAGAACATTTTTCTTAAATTGTAACCTCATCAACCCTGTGTTAGAGTCAATATTGTATATTATATTCATAACCTTTTATTTTAATTACTCTGTTTCGTGGTTCATATAGTTTACAAACTCAAGAGCTGCTTTTGGATTTACTTCATTTAAATGATCTAAAGTTAATTCATAACGATCATTCATCACATGATTGATAAATAATTCAGCTTGTAAACTATCAATTATATTTTGATCAGCAACTGCCTTTCTATTTAACTGAGTAATACTTCTTGTTTGTATTGTTAACATAGCTGATAAAGCTAAAATAACAATAACTAAAGCTATAACTAACTTTTTCATGTTTATTTATTTATAATTAAAAAATTTACTCACTACTGCTTGTTCACTTTTAGTTCTAGGTTTTGATTCAATACGTTCCTTCACTTTAGCCTTTCTACCTCGTGGTTTACCTTGATATTCATCTTCATCAGTCGCGCTCCAATTAGTTTCTCTAACCTTCTTATAAAATGCTTCTAATACCATTTTCCTGTATTCAGGATTGTCTTTAGGATATACTGGTTGTGAATTCATAAATTAAATATAATCTATTAGTCTAGGTCATCACCTAAGAAATCTTCACCTTTATAGTCAGGATGATTTTCTTTCATATAATCAATTCCACGTACCCAAAATATAGCTACCATAGCTGCTAATAAAAAACTACCCACAATTCCAATTACAATACCCATTATTTTTGTTTTTTAAATAAATCTTTAATTGTTTTCACTGGTTTAACAGTATTTCCCTTATCGTCCATATATGGAGCTCTCCATACTTCATATACCATCCAAATGAGCATTACTGCGATAATTAATCCCACCATCTTCTAATGTTTTGTTCTAATATTTTAAATAATAATTTATGAGCACGTTCTTCATTTATTTTAGATATATGAAACGCAATCTCATCTTTAGGTGCTTTTAAATCAGGAACCATTCTATATATTAATGGATATTTTTTAAAGTAATCATCAAAATTTTCTTCTAATATTTCCATTTCCATTTCATAACTGCCTGGATGTGACTTACTAGGAATAAACCTCATATCTGATTTATGATAATTAAAGTATTCACGTCCATACCATTCATCCTGTACTTTCTCAATTAGACGAACACATAACATCATTATTTCAGCGTCACGTTTAGCTGATATATGACGATCATGATATCCAATGTATTCGGCTTGATTTTTTAATTTGAATTTAAGTATTTCAAATATATAATGGTCATCCCAGTCCTGGTCCTTCCATATAATAGGGAACCAACGATATAAATTATAAATGCGTTTGAAGAATTGTTTGACTTTATACATAGCCTAAATATAAGTGATTATTTAGGTCAAGCCAAACTTATTTAAATTTAAAACCAGTTAATTTCTCAATATCAGCTACTGTTGCTTCATTATTCTTAAGTCCGTCTGCTTTACTTGTATTATTATCAAATAAGAAAGCCATCCATTCTTTAGATTTCTTGAAGTATATTACTTTCCAACACTGAGTTGGAACTGATGTTGTACCAATTTTCTTAGCTACACCTACTGATCCACACCAAACATGTACTGAGTCTTCTTTAATAGCATAATCACGTACTAATGTTTCTAATGATTTCCAATCACCACGATTAAGTGCTGGGTATTGAGCAGTCATGTTGCTAAAATAAAATGATTCGTCGTTTGCCACTTGATCACAAGCAGCATCCGCCGCTGGAAAGTTATGGCCACGATCAAATCCTTGGCCTGTATAATCTGCTTGTAAATTTGTTTCAGCTGGTAATTTAGGATCAGCTATGAATTTATCACCACGTTTAGCTTTAACAGCGCATGTTAAACTCGCTCTAGTAACCCACCACTCTACCTTAACTGGGTAGTGCTTTGATTTACTATAAGTTGTTTTATACGCTTTGTGAACCAATGTAACTGTATCTTGACTATAAGATGTGACAGTGATTAATAACAATAAAGATAAAATATATTTCATAAACATAAATATTACAATTGCATCTTAGAACCAATCAAGAAGAAACTAAGTATAGGTGAACCAGGTACTGTAGATAACATTGCCTTGTAGTCAGCTTGAAAACCAAAACGTTTACTTATTTTATATGAATAACCACATCCTATTAATCCATTAAGATTATAGTTCCAAGCATTACCTGATTTTGAATTATAAGCATAAGGTGATGACATTATAAACACACCTGGTGATAATGTTGTTTTAGGATTTATTTGATAAGGTTTAGTCCAAAATCCAGTTAATGAAGACATAAATGAGTATGAGTATCCCTTTTCATCTTTTAACTTAATATTAATATAAGAGGCGTTAAAACCTATAGTGCCATACTTAGGATGAGGTTTAATATAAGTATAACCTCCAAATGTCATATTAGTACCATTAACACGAGCTATAGTATATGAATATGCGTTTATTGACTTTAATTGACCGTTTTTAAACACTAACTCACTTCTATTAGCAGACAATGCTACTGACTTTAAGTCAGCCCATATCATACTTGTTACACCCCAACTTGACTCACCTGTAGCTGATGATTGGTTTATACCAATTGATATAATAGGGGTAAATCCACCTGATGCGTTTTGGCCTACTGTTAAGTCTGAACCTAGTATTACAGGGTTCATTGTCACTTTTTTCTTCTCCTCCTTCTTTTCTTCCTTTTTTTCTTCTTTCTTATCTTCTTTTTTTTCCTCTTTAGATTCTGATTTAGTTTCCTCTTTCTTTTCTTCAGTCTTACTTTCTGATTTGCTCTCACTTTTACTTTCACTTGAACTTGAACTTGAACTTTCGCTTTTGCTCTCTGATGATGAGTTTGATGATGATGATCCCGTAGACGAAGACGACGATTGGGAAGATGAAGCCGAGGATTGGGACGAGGATGACGCTCCCGAAGTTGATGCACTTGAAGCAGAAGCGGATGCTGCGCTTGATGCTGAGCTTGACGCTGCTGATGAAGCTGCACTTGATGCTGCTGATGAAGCCGCTTGTGCTGCGGCTTGTGATACTTGATTTGTTATTGCTTGAGATACAGTTGTTGTTACAGGACATGCTAGTGAATTATAGGATGCATACGTTGCTTGAAGCCAAGCTTGTAATTCTCCATTTGTTACTTGCGCTGGTGTAAATGTTTTAATTTGACCATAGAATGAAACGACAGCGTTTCCGTTAACCATTGTAGTTGTAGCTACTTTAGTTTGACCAGTGCATTTATCAATGAATGTTTGAGTGTAAATTTGTCCGTTCGCTACCTTAGCGAAGGAACATAATGTGATTAACAATAAACCTATTAACCATTTTTTCATTACTGTTTGCCTCTCCTGATTGGTTGACGAGGTTGTATTTGACGAGGTTGTCTTGGTTGTATTACTATTACTCTAGGTTGAACAAAAGGTCTGTTATTAAACCAATAATGATCAAATTGAACATATGTTCGAGGCTGACGATGAATAGGACGATATGAATAACGAGCCTTTGTATGTTTAACAGGTCCACATCCTACCATAGCAAATAAAATCAAGACTAATATAATAAATAATCCTGCTACTAATAATGATTTTTGTTTCATTACTTTAATTTTTGTAAAATTAATAAATTTTTCTTCACCTGCTCTAGTTTTTTAACACCAGAACGTTTACTACGCATTGGGCGTTTCTTTTTTGCTGCTGTTCCCATAATTTTATTTTTCGAATACTCCTTTAGTAACCATACGCTTTAAGATACGAGCACAAGCTATATCTAAAGCTTTTTTAGTTGCTATTGAAACTGTTGATTGATTAAATTTAACTGGATCGACTGTTGCGTCAGATAAGAATGTTAATTCACGAGTTGTTTTAGCTTCACCTAAACCTGATGCTGCTATAATTTCTCCTGTTTCAGCATCTGTAAAGCGTACTTGTAAGCCTAAACGTGTAACCATTGTATTTTTAACTCCATCTTTTAGGTTTACTTCTTCATCATCGCTTACACTCCAATCATATACCTCAATTTCCACAAAATAGTGAGCCAAACGGATTTTACCACGGCCGTCAAGTTTATCTTGGCTAATTCCAGCTTGAGACGCTTGGAATTGTTTAACCATTCTGTTTTTGATTTCTGTCTTGTCTTCTGTAAATGTAAATCTATTAAGATTTTCAAGATATTCAAGCGTGATATTAGCAACGCCCAAGCCCACTTTCTTTTCTTTGAGTTCAGGATATGACTCATAAAGATCATCTCCGATACCACATTTGAGAATTTGTATCGGAATTGTTTTGCCATTGTAATCTAAATATTGACTAATGTCTATTTTGGTTTCGAATGAGGCTTTGTATTGCTCTGTCTTTGTTGAGCCAACGGTTTGTCCTTTCACTGTTGTGAAAAGAAATATCCCTAGTAATATCGTTAATAAATTTTTCATTTTGATTTAACATAATTTGATTTAAAAAAAAGGGAACCGAAGTTCCCTTTAGTTAATTATTCTTTTTCTCCTTTTCTTTTGTTGATAAACTTATCAACAGAGGCGATTCCAAAAGCACCTAGTACAATTACCATAAAACCATCAAACACAAACTCATGTATAGGCATTGTTTTACCAGCTATACCTGTAGCTATGTCTGCTATTAATGTCACTATCATCATTATGAAGGCAGTGAACCCGACAACTGATTTTTCATTGATTGTGTTGCTATCATCAAATAGCTGTTTGAAGAAATTTTTCATACTTTTAATTTTTATTATCCCTTAATTAATGTGGGTCCTTAATCTTACCGCATTTTTGACATTCTTCTTCACCGTCGTGATCACTGTCACCCCATTCATGGTCACATTGTCTATGCGTTTGATATTCGAATTCTAACTTTTCCATTTCTTGCTCATGCTCTTGCTTATCTTTAGCCATCGCTTGATCATGTTCTTGCTGGTCAGTTGCTAATTCATGTTTTTGTTTATTTTCAACTACAGCTAATTCTCTAGCTGCTTGAGCACCTTGAACAAATGCATCTGGTATGATTGGAGTGAAAGGTTTATTAGTTTCTTTCATATCATTAGTGTGTGATAAACTAACACCATCCTCTTCATCCATTTTCTGAACAAGCATCTTATCTTTATCAGTGTCACTAAACCAGTAGTCTATAATTTTACCATAACTACCAATAAACGCACCTAACATTAGTAATAATAATTCTTTCCATTCTTGTCCTACATTTGTATTCATATGAATGGAAATGACAATACCTAAAGTTAAAAATAGGAATGTTATTAAAACGATGGCTGTCATATACCATCTACGTTGCATCATTGAATTTAATAATTCTTTAAATCCTGTTGGTTGTTGATTATTCATACTTTTATTTTTTATAAATTACCACTGTGGTGCTTGTTCTTTAAACTCATCACCGTCTTTTTTCTTAACTGGAGCTGCTGGTTTAGCTGGTTCTGCTGCTTTCTCTTTAATGATTACAGTTTTACCACCTGCTGCTTGTTGCTGTTGGTTGCTGTTAGTAATGTTAATTACTGGAGCTGCTGCTGGAGCAGGAGCTGCTTCATCATCACCACCTGTTAATTTGTTAGTAATAAATCCACCTACACCTAGTGTAACTGTACTAACTAAACCGATGATAATGTTTTTAAATGATTTACCAGTTGATTCTTGCTCTACTTCTTCTGACATTTTTATTTAATTTTAAAGTTTATTAAAATCTGTTATACCTAATTGTTTGCCATCAGCATCAAATAAAGCAATTCTATAAGCTGATGAAGGTAAAGCGGCTGTATATACTTTTAGTATATTATCACCTGCTATTACATTAACAGTTTCTTTAGACACTACTCTATTTGAGATGTCAAATATTTTAATTGTAACTGGTTGCGAAACATCACTTTTAACATTCATAGCAACTTCTGTTGTTACAAATGGTGATTGCAGTTTGATGCCTACTGTTGAGGCTATTTTTAATTCGGCGTTTATTTGTGGGGGTGTGGGAGTGGGAATGTCAATTTTTGTACACCCAGCAAATAGAACGATAGCGAACGCTAATAAATATACGTTTTTCATTGTGTTTTACTTTTAATTTATTATAATGGAAGTTTTACTTATTTGTGTTCTAGTATTATCTTCCAATATCAGATATAAATATTTAACAGGTAGTGAACTAGTGTATATTTTTAACTTGTTTTGTCCTACTTTACCATTAATTCTTTCTCTTGTTATAACTTGATTTGTAGATTTATCAACCATTGTTAAAGTATATACACCTGATGCTTTTAAATCAAAGTAAATATCATCATTATTTGATACAGTTGACTCAGTAACACTAAATATATCTTTTACTACTGGTGGTAGGGGTTGTATATCTATTTTTTTACAAGCTGATAATAGTAATAATATGAATAATAATTTTTTCATTAGTTTATTCTTACTTTTAATTGTGTACCTGCCTTGTTAACAGCGTCAGTAGCACCTATTGATATTAAACCTAATATATTATCTAGTTTAGTTGATGATGTAAATGTAATTTTATACTCAGTAGTATTATCTAATATAGTACTGCCATCACTAATTAATGAGCCTAAGTTTATGTAATTATTTTTATTAGTGGCATAGTTTGTTGGATTACCTTTAGTTTTAAATTCTACACCTTCAAATTTTAATATTGAATTATCATAGTTTAATTGGAATTGGGTTCCTACTACTTCTTGTTGTAATGGGTCTAGAGTAACATAAGCATATATTTTATCACTTACCTCAGTGATGATTGAAGCATTAATTTCATTTGATGTGGTAGACATTAATTTAACAGCCATAGTTGTTAGGCCATTTGAAGGTGGAGTCGCTGAATGAGATAGGTTAACATCACCTTTCCAAGTCACAGCTAAATTATAAGTGTAGTTTATTATTCCATCTGTTAAATTAAAATTATAGTCTTTGCCTAAGTAAGATGGAAATGAAGCCCAGTTAGATTTACCTATAGTTCCATAGGTAGTATCTAATATGACTTTTATTATATTATCTAAAGTATAGCTATTAACTATATTTTTAGCACCAGTTAAATTTTGTAATAGAGCAAAGCAATCAGATTCATCAAATACATTATCATCGTTTATATCAGCATTTTTATATTGGATGCCATAAGTAAATTCGTTGCCTGTTTGATTACCAAATATACCTCCGTTAGCTAATTCTTTAAATGCTAAGTAAACATCAGATACAGTTACTATACTATTATATAATGTTCTTAATTGTACTGAGTCATATTGTTGAAATTGGAATTTATGTTGCTTATATTGTCCTAATTGTGAGAAGGTAAACTCTGCGCTTAATCCCCAAAAAAATCCAGCTCGTCTTATATTAGATGCAAATGATGAACCCGCGAAATTAAATTGGGTTGGTGTATAAACCCAATACGCAGCCCATGTCCCATCATCCCATTGGTAAGTCACAGGTCCATTCCATAAATCAAACAATTGTAAACTTGTAACACCACTTGCTGAAATACCTTGTGGGAATTCTCTTTTATCAATTAAAATTTGATATCGTTGATTTTGTGGTTCGTAATCATATACTACACACCATTCTACTTGCCCACCAGATGTATTTGCTCTAAATTGTTGAGTATTAAAAACTTTAACTGTATCTAGTTGTTCAGTAAGGGTTACTCTGCCTAAACCGTTTAATGCTTTAAATGTGTTACCTGTCCAATTTGATGTTGTATCATTTCTTTTAGATAATGAACCTAAGAATCTAGTTTCATCTATAACACCACCAAAATTAAAATTAAAAAATGCTCTTAAACTTGTATTAGGACCATTTGAATGTATTACGCTGTTATTATAGAATTCAGTAAATGTTTGATCATCTGGGTTAGTCCATGTTCCAAATTCAATTACATAAGGGCAGCTAAAGTGAGCAGGTAAATCATTCCATTGAGAACCATTCCATTTAGTCACTGCGTAATCCTCATTACCACTATTATTTGGTTCACCACCAGCCCAGTTATTATATTGTCCAACTATGTTTCCAGCTGTTTGTCCGTTTGATGTTTTAATAAGAGTTCCATTTTCAGGACCAGCATCTATTCTCCATTGTCCTTCAACTACTTCATCAGTCAAAGCAAACCATATTTGGTTTTGTGGAACGTTATTGAAAATAAAAGCATCTTCATCAGCAGAGGTGATTGTCACTAAATACCCTTGTTGGCCTTTAAATGTTTGTTGTGATGAAAGTGTTTTAGCGTTTGGGTACGTAGCTCCAGTTGATATAGGTCTATAAAAGTGTCCGTTTGATGGATTATAAAAATAACCTGTTGGATTTACAGTTGCCGATACTGATATTTGAATATTACCGGCTGTAGCTGTTGTATTAATTTTAAGTGTAGCTAAAGCGTTATTAATATTAGCTTGTGTACCTGTAAACGCTAAACGAGTTTTATTACCACTCATTGTATATCCACTTGCTGGTGTTAAACCTGTTGTAGTAGTTAAATTAAATGTAGTTCCAGCTGGAGCAGTAGGTAAACCAATAGCGCATAGTAAAGTTGCTGTTGAATTGAATCCACTTAAACTAAATCCACTTGCATTTTGGCCTGTTGTGTTTATAGTAAATTCTTTAGCATCTGGCGCGGTGACAGATTGCCCAATCGATATGATTGAGCAAACTATCAATAATAATGTAACTATTAATTTTTTCATATTATTCAACTATTAATTCTATCTTTTTACCAGTTG